AGAGGAACGCCCTGAAGAACCAATGAAATGTCTGCGGCATCCTTATTCACATAAAGTGCATAACCTGCCGTAACAACCCCAAGAGGAATTGTATATTCATTGGCACCGTCTGCACCATTCTGCATTGTTAAAGTCAATGGCAATGGATTGCCAGAGCTTGCAACATTTAGAGAATTTGCAGAAACAGCACCAGCACGATCATTTGCATACCATAGATAATTTGAGGTGTTATTGATAACATTCTTGTAATAGATTGATGCGCCGCCTGTAGTAGAGAAAGCATCAGTTGCACGTGATACATTTGGGAATGTTTCTAGAATAGCACCAGCCACACCAGTAAATGCGCCATTGGCATCAATAACTGCTACGTGAAGTGTATCAACAGCAGCTGTATTACCAAAAGAAGCCACAAACTGTGACTGAACAGGGGCAGAACCAAAAGATGTAGCAAACTGCCAAAACCGTGATAGATTGATAACAGATGAATTACCATTTACTGTATTGGATACAGTAAGATTTGATGACAATCTATAGGCGCCAGCAAAACCAATGTTAAATGTTGAATAGTTACCACCAACAACAGATGGAACACCAATGCTGGTAATCTGTAGATTTTGAATACCGATGGAAGAGTTACCAACAGCAATCAAATCGCCATTTGTAAATGATGCAGCAATCGTTGTGGCATATGCATTTGCAGCAGATACCTGGTTGTTAGAATAGAATGTCAACGTTGCCGTATTGGAACCAATACCAATCGTAAAGCTACCATTGATAGCATTAGAAGAAGAAGTGCCATATAGATTAACATTTGAACTATAAGCATTTACAGAGTCACAAATTGAAACCTGAAGCGAATCACCGATTGAACCAGGATATTTTGCAACATAGTAGACGTTTGCATCAAAAGTGCTATGGTTGTCGATATAATCTTCTGAATTCAAAACGGAAACGGAATAGATGTTTGCTAATGGACCAACATTTGCACAAGCAGATACAGCAAGAAGTGAGGTGTTTGGTGAACCTGTATAAGTTGTCTGAGCAACGCGCGTAACATAAAGAGAACCACCATAGTTTAGAAAACTTGAGGCAGTAAAAAATGTCTGTGCGTTTAAATTTGTTGGTGCAGTAAAATTCTTGATAAGATCATTTTCCGAAGAGGTCATGATCATTGTATTTACAGGGCCCCATGGGAACACACCTGCAATGACACCGGTGGTGGTAGATACTGCTGGAACGATCGTAGTTAGATCAATTTCAGAAACATTAACACCAGGACTGATAGGATACGCCATTATTTTTCCTTTCTATGCTTTATTGAATAAAAATTCTTTAGTTATATTTATATGAAAGGGTTCTCGACGTCCGAATCACTCATCCAATTGTTAATTAAAGGCCTTTCAAATACTTCTTCTATGCTTTCACCAAAGTCAACAAATCCAAAGGGAACAAGATCATTAGCAATTTCTTCTTCAGTTTTTTCTCTTAATCTTGCCAAAGTATTTATGTCAGTAATATCACGGAAGTATGATTGATCTGTAAGCCATCCAAACAGAACAAGTCCCATGACCATATCATCATGCTTACCTGGTTCAGCTTCGTATGAAACACCTTTTCGTGAGAACGTAGATAATTCATATATTGTATCAATATCGTTTACAATAAGTTGATTTTGTTCTATGAGTAATTTTAGAATAGAACAACCGACTGATTTCACAGACTTTGTAGTTCTAATACCTCTATCAACACCAGTACCAAAGCCTGAGGAAATTCTTTTGCCAAGTCTGCCTGCTGATTCAGTGTATAAAACATTATCATATTCAAAATCATAATGAAGTGAATTTGAAATTTGTTCACCCATATCATTTACTTCAACTAATATTGAAGCATTGTTATAAGATTTGGCAACTCTATAAACAATTTCGGCATAATCAATGGGTGTTACCAAATTATTTCTAAATACACACACTTGTTTATAAGGCATAGTTGTAACATCAAGAACAGAAAATGCAGAATGGTCTAGACCTTTTCCTCTTGACACATCGACTATTTGAACATATGTGTGATCTTTGATTGGCTTTTCAAATTCTTTTAGACCATCTTTTTCATGCAAAGGAATTTGATGAACAAGTTGTTTTAATTTCCAACCGGCAATGAGTGTTCCAGAACTACCCATAAATTCAACGGAATATTCTTGATCAAATTTCTGTTGATCAAAATTCATAGCAGAGAGAGTATCAAGTCTCCAATTTTCATCTCTCCCTGGAACATGTTCCCAAGTAACTTTAATGGGTATATAATTATTTCTTTTTTCTTGTGCATTTTGCCATATGGCATAGAAATGATTCAATCCATTTGGTGTTGATACAAGAACAACTTTGGTATCAGAACCTGAAGTAATTGTAGGATACACTGATGTAAAGAATGAATCCCAATTTTCAATGAATGCTGCTTCGTCAATGAATAGAAGATTGATGGTATAACCGCGGATGTTATCAGATGATGTTGCCGCAGCAACAACACGTGAATTATTCTCAAGCCAAAATGAACCTTTGTTCCATTCAACAACACCTTGCTGAAGCCATGTTGGAAGATGTTGATATGCCAACTGAATTTTACTTAGAATTTCTCTGGCAGTTTCACCTTTGTTGGCAAGAAGTGCTACGGTTTTATCTCTATTAAAAAGGATATAGTGGAGAATAAACGCGCAAGTTGTGGTTGATTTGCCTGCTTGACGTGCAGTACCGATAATAGTATATCGGTTTTCATCCATAGTTTTAAGCATTTCTTTTTGATAATCATATGGTCTAAAAGGCATCAGACCATGATTCACATTGATGATTCTCATATATTTTTCACAAAAATATAGAATATCATTTGAACATCTCATGTATTCTTCAACAAGTTCAGGAGTCCAGTTGACTTGAACACCTTCTCTTTTTAAAAGAGGATTGCCATTATATCCTCTAAATTTAATTATTGGATTTGGTGTGTTTATTTCGGTTGACATATTTCTAATTCCATGGTATAATCTCTATGAGTCTATGATATTACTTCTTCATATTCTGGATAACAGATAATAGTTCAGATGTCGATCCGACAAAGAGATTGTTTGTTACTTGTTTGGCATCCTGATTTCTAGGTTCCATTAACTTCTCGATATCCTGTAATTTCTTATGAGTGTCCACAAGTTTATCAGAGGCATTCACAACGGTATCCATTAATTTAGCAAGTACTTCAAATGCCCTAGGATTCTGAGATGAATCTGCTATTTGTGCTAATTTTTCAATAGCATCATTTGCATTTAAAATAACTTCTTTCAGATTTGCTCTAGTAAAAGTAAAATCTTCATTGGCAGAATCATTGAGTGCATCACGAACTATAGTTGTGACTGCTTTACTTTTATCTTCTAGAGGTGGAATCCCTAAGGCTTTTCCAATTGGATCATCATCTTCCATTAGTGTTCACCCGTAATAGTTTCAATGAAGCCATAATCTGAAGTGACAGAAATTGTATTAGCTGGAACTGATTGTGCTGCATTTGATGTTGGTTGACCATTTGCAGTCAGACCAGGTTGAACCGTAGTTGTTATGATTCTATTTGTAGCACCAGTAGAGTCTGTAACATAAAAATTTGTATCTGCAAATAGAATCACACCAGTATTTGCAACTGGACCGTAAATATTTGCTTTAAGAGTGAATGTAAGAGTCCAGATCAAGGCTCTTCGTTCCTTAAAGGAACCTTCGTATTTGTCGTCTAACTCTACTTTATCAAGGACAATAGGAACATCAATGATGATATTTGTTTCGGGTATTAGATTTACCTTAAGTGTATAGTCAGGTGTAAAGTATGGAAGAATTTGTTCAATGATCTTTAAACCATCTTCTGCATTTTTTACATATACATGAAGTGCATATCCGATATTATATGGAACTGGTGTATATTGTGAATTAAAAACATTTGTAATAGAAGATGGAACATTCATTCTATTTGTTGCAGGTAATTTTCTGGCTCCATCGTATTCCATTCCAATCATTTCAAATGACATAATTGGAAGTTGAATTGCCGTCTGTCTTGAAATATTTGGATCTTGTTCAACACGAGCAAGCATCTTATCTCTGGGCCCATATGTAATAGGAACTTTGATAAGATCAACCATACTACCAGATGAATCATTTCTGATGATTCTAATATCATCAAATAACGAACCAAACAGAACTGTATATTTTCTAATGGACTGGAAGTAAAAAGGATCGTGCGACATCAATTATTCTCCAAAAGGATTTGAATCCGAGAAATCAATGAAGCCATTTGATCCGGTTTCAAAGTTTGTGGTGCCATCAGGGAGAACATCATTCTCAGAACCTTTTACAACATTTCCCATGATAAATGGTTCTACAACCAAATAATCCTCATTTTCATCTTGTAATTCATGCCCAAATTCATCAAGATATGAGAAGTCAAGAATATTGGTAGAAAATTGTTTCTGAAGAATATCGACTTCTGGAATACCAGTATTGATGATTTCATCTGAATATTCAAATAGTTCACATGTCATTTCCCAAGTCTGAAGGGAACCCATCTGATAAAACATTTCAAATTTATTTGTATATTTAATTTGAAAACATTTTTGGTTCAGAGGAAAATAGATAAGATCACCTTCATTTGGTCTAGGTTGATTTGTATAAGAACCAACACATTGAGAAAATATTCTTTGTGAAATAGAAAATACTACCTGATCTCTAATTTCCACACCAAATTTAGACATGAATTCCTGGTCACCAGTAAAGCCATCTACAGACTTGATGTATATACAAACCAAATAAGGATTGGTGTAAGATGATAAAGCATCTTCGCCATAGACATTATCCTCATTCACAATGTTTCGAGGAATGTAATACATAGACTGACCGTAGATAGCTATGGCTTCTGTAATAAGTGATTCAATAAGGTTTTGTTCACCAAATGAATTATAGTTATTAAAGAATAGATTGGTACCACCGGTTAATGAATACGACATTATTTTTTACTTTTTCCAAGTGGTAATTTTATTAATTTTTATGGAATCAGCATTATAAGGAATATATACGTTATGCCTTTTTGCATCCATATTGTCACCGCCATTATAACGAAGCCCATCATAGCCGTTTTTTATAAGATGATCTCTAGCCCGAGATGTGCCACCCAAAGCACGTGAAAGACCATTGAAAACTTCATGACCTTTTAAGTTTGCAGAACCTGTTTTTAATTTTGCCAATATATCATACTTGTCTGCACCGAGTTTTAAAAGACCAGCACCTCTAGCAAAATCTTCATGTTTTGATGGATGTGGTAATAGTTTTTTCAATTTTTCACCAGAAAACTTATGATCAACATCAAATACATTGTTCATTTTTAAACCAGTATGATATAGATAAGGTGTATTTGTCTTATGGTATTTTGCCATATGATTTGCATAGGATTTACCGACATCTTTATCATCAGTGAAATATCCTACGCCACCGCCCATATGATCGTGTTCAATTCGAGCATGTCTTTGTTCAAACTTTTTAAACAATTTCCCAGAACCATGATATGTATCAACATGGACTGGATTTGTTTCTGTATCGGATTCTAAGAGATATTCTTTGAACGAGAGCATTTTTACCCAATCATGTCAGTTGCAGGGAGACTCCAAGAAGTAAGCATTTCTTGTTCAAGCTCCGCAATTTCTTGCACGGCATCATTATAAATCTTTTCACCGTTGAATTCTACATTTCCGGGTAGTTTCATTCCAACAAACTTTGTAAGATTGGATCCCCATTGTCTCTTGATAAGAGCAGTGGCATATCGTTGAAGCCAACGATCAGACCAGACTCGAGTATATTGGTTTGGATCAACAACCTGATAAGCTTTGATGATGAGCCAATCACCAACATTTACGATTGACCAATCCATATCAATAAAAACTTTGTTGATATTTCTATTATATCTAAGTGGTTGCTTACCTACCAACATTTCTTCAAGGAATTGAATGTGCTGAAGTGCCATATAATATGGAACCATCGACACAGACGTAAGAGTATATAGATCGTTTAGAGCAATCTGATACCTAATATTGAATAAATTGTTTGTGTTTAGACCTTGACCAATCGGGAAAATATCAACGGCGCCAATCACATTATCAGGCATTGTAATATATTCGTTATCAATATCTTGTTGTGTTACCTGATACTTGTAGTAAATATCCATAGCACCTTCAAAGTGATAATCGGCATAATAAGTAAGTGCATCATCAATACGATCTTCCACTTGATCATCATCAACATTGATTTCAATTACTGGAGCCCCAAGTTTCCGAAGGCAGTAATACTTGAATTGTTGTCTAGAAGTAGGAAGTGCCATTTTACTATCCGCGGTTGTTTATAATATTTATATTATGAATTTGTATTAATAACAGCGGAAATTTTTGATACAGATCAATATTACAAATCAAAAATTATGCCACCGGAACTATGGTGAGTTTGCCCTCAGACACCAAAATCATCATATTCGCATAATCGGTGTTTGCCGGGTCGCAGGGGACATAAGACTGCACACCGTTAATCTGCACGTTAATGCCGACGTTTTGCGGCGTGCCGCCAGGACCGTTGACGTATTGGGCGTCGGTGTAAGTTGGCATGGGTTATAGCTCCGCGCTGGCTGTGTATTGCCCTTGGAAATTTACGTAATTGCTCGATGCGCTCATAAGGCCTTGCACAAAAGCACCGCTGGCACCATTAATTGACCAAGAAGCTGATACATCGACGTTATTAACGGCATCTCTGATATAACCAGATGCACCAGATGCGTATGAATACGATACCATAGTCGGTGTTGTTCGTTTTGACACTTTGAATTGAAAATATATACCGCCCGCGTTGAACCCCGTGGGACCAGAAACATAACCCATGCCCATGCCTGTGGCAGTGGCGGTCCCAGGCGCAGTCCCGAGATTATAGGACGTTTCAAAATACCGCTGGCACAACGCCAATTCTGTTCCGATTTGTCGCCGTTCAAACGGCGTGGCGACAGACCCGGCTTCAAGCTGAACATTTGAAAAAACAAGCGTGTTGCCGTTTGCAAGGGTCATGCCGTTAGCAACGTTGAAATAAATGCCGTTTGCCGCTGATGAAGGCAACGTGAATTGCATAGAATAAAGAGTGGGCGTGCTGGTTATTGAAATTGTGTTAGTTGCGATGCTAGTTGTCGTAGTGAAGTTATTGAGAGAATTGGCATAACCTACGCCGACAATTAAAGACGTAATCGCATTTGACGACGCAATGAACGATACGGTTACCTTCGTCCCCGCAAGATCAGCGATGTTTGCGGCCTCAATTCGTTGATAAACATTCAACAAAGTAACGGACGAAGTGGCTGTTATAGTGAGCGAATTGTTGCCAATCGTCCCTGTTTGTTGCGCGGTTAAAGTTCCTGAAGTTGAACCAAACGCCCACCGGTCAACGCAATACCCTTGCGAGGATGTCACTGCCCCCGCATTGCGCTGATCAATTGCCATGTTGCCATTGATAATACGATTTCTTAAAAATGAAGAACCCATGGCAACAGTGCCAGAAACATATGCATTATTAAATGTCGGTGAATTACTAGTACCTAAATTTTGATTAATAGTATATTGTGTAATATTATAAGCATTGCCATTAATATTATTACTATTGGTTGAATTGGCAAAACCATAAGGATTTGTTGTTGGATAATAAAGTGCGGCCGCATTTGCTACAGCATTTGAATATGCAGTACCTGCTATTGTTGCGGCATATGATATGGCATTTGAATATGCAGTACCTGCTATTGTTGCGGCATATGATATGGCATTTGAATATGCAGTACCTGCTATTGTTGCGGCATATGTTGTGGCATTTGTATATGCCGTTGCCGCATTTCCTGTAATAGCAGTATTAACAGTTGCAATATTTGATGCTAATTGAGTTGCAGAATATGTTGTGGCATTTGAATATGCTGTTGCAGCATTACTTGTAATAGCAGTATTAACATTCACGGAACCGACATATACAGTGGTGGCATTTACAATGCCACTCGTAAAAATGCCTGTGGAATTAATTACATCAGAGGAACCAACCTGAATAGATGTAGCATTGACCACACCTGTAATATACATGCCTGTGGAATTTGTAACAAATCCATTGCCTTGAGTTGTTGTGCTATTGGCAATGAATATGCCATTTGCTACAATACCATTTTTTGCATTAAAAGATAGATCAGCCATATTCGGTTCCCTTTCCCCGATATTTTTCTTTTATTTATTAATCTGATACTTTTTGTAATGATGTATTTTCAGGCGGAGAAAAATCATTTTCATTATCTAATAGTATTGTATTTACTGGTGTTCCAGCAGGAATCACCGTGATTGTTCCATCAAAATTCTGTTGCTGAATATCAACATTTGTTATAACATTATAGACTGCCATGTTACCACTCCAATATGATTACGACACCAGCGCCACCAGCACCACCGACACCACCAACAAAGCTACCGGTTCCAGCACCACCGCCACCACCGCCGGCGCCATATTTACCACCTGCACCACCAGTGCCACCGTTCGTTGTTGTTCCTGCACCCCCTCCACCACCGCCTCCGGATGAGTATGCGGGTTGAACAGTAACAAGGGTCGAGTTGTTTGCGCCATTATTGCTTGGAAATGGCGTGTTGATTGCGCCGCCACTGGCTATAGCAGTAGAGCCGTTAATGTTACATGCCCCTCCTGCTCCGCCGATCTGCGCTACCGCAGAAGCATTAAATCCGCCACCACTCCCACCGGCTGAAATAATTAAAGGGCCACCGCCGCCAACGAATGATGCGCCGGTTGCTCCTCCTCCAGCACCAGATGCCGAAAAGCTAACAGTACCAGGTTGGTATGCGCCACCACTTGAACCGAAACCGCCTGTTACTGCAAAATTTCCTCCAACGCCACCCGAAGAATTAGTGCCGGATGAGGCTGCGCCATACACCGTGCCTAGTGGCGACCCACTGCCACCGCCGCCTGACGCGACACCAAGCGCCCCTG